AAACCAATGATTGAAACCGACCTTGACCAAACAACAAAAATACTTCGTTTGTTTCTTCATTCGCAAGCGATCATTCATTGCATTGACGATCTTCATGATTCGGTCATTTATAAGCATCAATTCAAAAAAGAAATGAATCGAACCTTGCGATTCTTAGAACCCAAACTTGACAATCTATTGCGCAACGCTGACGTTTCTGAATCACAATATTATGTCGACATCGTTTCGGAATTGGAACAAGTGACCAAAGAAATAAACGTTGAATTGAAATGATTTTTTTTAAATTAGCCGAACAAAAACAAAATTAAATGAAACTAACCAAACGAAAAGGGTTCAATTTCTTCCGTAGTTATTACGACGTTTACAATGAACTCAATGACAAAGACAAAGTGCAATTCATGGATGCACTACTTGACCGTCAATTTTTGGGCGTTAAACCGCACGACCTCAAAGGAATGGCAAAGTTTGCATACATCAGTCAAACCAATAGCATCGACACGCAAATCAAAGGATACGAGGACAAGACGGGCAACAAACTGCAAGGGGGTATTGAACCCCCTACCGTACCCCCTACCGTACCCCCTACGCAAGGGGGGTTGAACACCCCTACCCAACAAGTACAAGTACAAGAGAAAGGGAAAGTACAAGGGAAAGAGAAAGAGAAAGGGAAAGAACTTGATATTGAAGAACGCAAATTGAAATTTGCCAATTCATTGAAACCTTATTTGAGTGACTACGGCAAACAAACGTTGAACAATTTTTTCTTATATTGGTCGGAGCATAATGAAAACGGCAAAAAGATGAGGTTTGAATATTCCAAAAATCAACCCTTTAATGTAGCGCGACGACTTGCAACCTGGAAACAAAAGGAACACGACACCCCAATCAAAGGAAACAAAAAACGCGGTGACGGTGTCAATGCTGAATACATGAACGAACTAAAAACCCGACTATATGGAAAACAATGAAATCATCAAAAAGGAAAACAATGAAATTGTAAAATTTGACAAGGTCGCATATCTACAAAAATACGATCCTTTGAAAGTGCTGACGTCATTGCGTCACATAAAGACATCAATTCAAGCAATTGAAAACGACGAAGTCAGTCTTGCACTATCTTCAAAACACATCGGAATGGATTCCGTTCTTGCATTGATCGAGGTGCATCTTGCGTCACTTTCTGAATCGGTCAACGTAGGGCAACCGTTGAGCAAGTACCAAATCAAAGAAATCGCGATTGAAATTCATTCGATGTTTTATTTTCTTTCAATGACTGAAATATGTTTTGTTCTTAGAAAAGCAAAGCGGGGTGAATACGGTCAACTTTATGGGGTTTTGAACATTGTCGCAATCTTAGATTGGTTCAATCAGTACGTCGAAGAACGCACGCAAGTATTCATCAACAAGTCAACGCAAGACCGTCACAACGATCATAGCTTGCGAAGTAGTGACCGAAAAGAATTAAAACAATCAAAAGGTTTGAACCTATGACAATGCAACAAGCACGAATTTATTTGCGTGAAAATTGGCAACGCTTACCGAAAACCCTTGATTCAAAATTTGCTTATTATTCCGACGTCAAAAAAACCCTTGAATTTTATGCGCATATTTTAAAGACAAGCGAAAATCAACGTCAATTGACAACGACCGAATCAAATGTAATAATGATTGTCGAAGCGTTGCAAGACGAAACGCAATGGAACAAACCGCAACCCCGATTGAATTCACATCAAAACAACTATTTTAAAACTGACTAAAATGAAAGCAAGCAAACAAGACGTCAAATACTATTTTGCAATTCGTGATTTGATTCACAAGAAATTGTTGAACGATGGCACGTTGATGTGTCGCGATGAACTGAATGACTTTTTGAAATGGTATTCGGATCTTGAAAACGTCAGCTTGTCAAATATCAGTCACGACGACTTGCAAATTCTTAAAGAATCGACAAAGTATTTTGCCCATTCGATTGGGTTGCACCTGGACAAAGACGAAAAAATTGATTTGAACTTTGAAATTTCTTAATAAAAAAATAGGATTATATTTATTTTTTTATATATATTTGACCATAACCAAAAAAAAACAAACAAAAATGACTATTTTTATTTTATCAAATCAAAGCGGAATTGTAAAAGCAACCGCATCACTTGACGAGGCGACCATTTGGAAAGCCACAAAAGGAACATTTCAAGAAGTTTTATTTTCGGAGGGTACTGAACTCTTTGCTCATTACGAATCGGGATGCGTTGAAATCAACGACGACGAAATGCAACCAATTGCAACCGCTGAAAAAAACCACGACGGTGTTTTGTGTATTGATGGAATCCCCGTCAATCGAATGAACTTGACAAATGATTTGAAAGCCGACATTGAATTCGAAGAAAGGGAAATCCCTGAACCGAATGATTGCAATGAAGATCATGAATTTGATTCAATGCGTGACTACGAACGTTTACATAAATACTCATAACCATGAAAAAACGACTATTGCGATACGAACGAATCGAACTATCAAACCGACTTAACGACATCATTTCTATTTGGTATTCACGACCGACAAAGAATTTTGTACTACAATTGAACGGCAAAGTCATCACCACGACAAAAGAATTTGAATCAATCGAAACAAGCCTTGAAAACATCAGCGCATTCGGTCAGATTTTTGAAGTCGATATGTAAATTTTTTTATTATTTTTAACCCAAAAAACAAACAACCATGAAAAACATTTATCAAAGTTTGGCATCATTTCAACAAGAATGTCCAACAATCCACAAAGCAACAAAGGGGTACGGGTACACATACGCCGATCTTCCTACAATCTTCGAAACAATCAATCCACTACTTGCAAAACACGGTCTTGGATTCACTCAATTGATTCAAGGGCAACAAATCAAAACCATTCTTTTCCATTGTGAAAGCGGTGAAACCATCGAAAGCGTTGCCGACATTCCGCAAGACGTTTCATTGAAAGGTATGAACGACTTTCAGGTGTTCGGTTCGGCTTGCTCTTACATCCGACGTTATCAAATTTCTGCGATTTGCGGTATTGTAACCGACAAAGACACCGACGCATCGGGAGAGCAACAAAAGAAACCTATCAAGGTCGTAAAACAAACCATCAACGAAAAGACGTTTGACGACTATATTTTAAAACTGCAAGACGAAGATGATTCAAAGGTTGCAAGTTTTATTGAATGGGCGGAGAAGCACACCTTGACCGCATCACAACGCAAAGCAATTGAGAACCTTAAAAAATAACAAAATGAAAAATAAATTGATTCATAAATTAACTTTGCTTGATGTTAGCCTATATAGAAAATCAGGGTTATCAGATGCAGATAGTAAATATAAAAAAGAACCGTTACATTTTAGAAGTAAACTTTTCGATATTTATTCAAAACTAAGTATCGAAGATATTGAACAAATAATAAACCTTAAAAAATAACAAAATGAGAAACGAAGAACTATATCACATTGATAGCATGGGAGAAATGCTGACGCAATTCCCCGAAATGACAAAGAAAGAAATCATTGCACAAGCCGAACAAAACGCGCTTCAAATGATGGATGACGGACACCTTGACGAATTCGAAACCATCGCAAGCGTTGAACGGTTGAAAGCATACGTCGAAAGCTATTCAAAAAGCATTCGTAAAATGATTGATCAAGTTCCTGAAAAGGAATACAAGAAAGCAAACGTCGTTTTTTCAATGCGTAACACGGGCGACCGTCTTGACTATATGCAAGACGACATCTATGAAAAGCTATCTAACCAACTAAAGGAACGCGCCGACTTGCTCAAAGTAGCATACAAATCAACTGACGCGATTTATGACGCCGACGGTGTGCAAGTTCCAAAGGTCGGAATCAAGACGCACGGCGGTGAAGTATTAACGATTAAATTTTAATCAATGCCCCGTTGCATCCATTGCAAACAGAAATTTGAAAAGAAGTACCCCAATCAAATCGGGGTGCTTCGTTTTTGTTTAGGGAATGATGACTGCACAAAAGAATTTTATCACGCCGTAAAACGCAAACAAATCAAAGATGCCGAACGCGCAAAAGCAAAACACAAAGTCACCCGACTGACCGCAAACGGCTACCGATCAAAACACGTTCAACCCTTGATTAATGAATTGGCAAGAATAATTGACCACGGTCAACCATGTATCGCAACGGGAAACATTAAAGGCAAGATGAACGGCGGGCATTATCATTCAGTCGGTTCAAATGTCACCCTTTCATTGAACCTACACAACATTCACATCCAAAGCGAACAATCAAATAGCTACAAAGGCGGTGACGCGATCCGATACCGTCACGGATTAATTAATATCTACGGTCAGAAATATGCCGACTTCGTTGATATGCACCTTTGTCAATGTCCAAATTTGAACTTGACCAAGAAAGACTTGGAAAAAATCAAGAAAAAATTAACAGAAATAAACAAGGAATTGAAAGCCCTAAATAAACAATATACCCCAAAGCAACGAATCAAAATGCGCAATCGTTTTAATAAAGAGTTGGGGATTTATGAAAGCGATTTTTCAAAGTTTAGTTAATTTTTATATATTTGTGTTATGAATTTAACACAAACACACGTCATAATCTTTCTTTGTGCATGGTTCTTCACCAATTTTGAACCGATTGTTTTGCTTTTTATAAGCCTACAAAAAAAGATTTCATATAGATACCGCGAATATTTCGGGTATCTTTTTTGCTTTAAATGCGTGACCTTTTGGTCATTGCTTATTTTGTCGGGTGACCTTTGGGTTGCACTTTTATTCTCTTTTATTGCTTCATGGTATGACCGAACCAATTAATGTTTTTGAAAAATATCGCGACACGGCGCAACGCAATCAATCGCAAATGATAATTCTTGCAAAAGAATACAACAATCAAGTCGATCAAAGTAAAAAGATACCCGTCAAAGGGTGTTCGTTTTGCACGTTCATAAAGCGCAAGATATATCACCGAATTATTTTTGAATGGTATGACGCAAAAGGAAATTGATAGTCATTTAAAAGAAATTTTGCCACGCATTGAACAAACTGCAAAATCAATGTGTTTGAAATATCAACGTTCCTATGATTGGCAAGAACTGATTTCAATCGCGTATATCTACGTTGTAAAGGTGCAAAAACGAATCGAAGATAAAGATATGCTTCGACGTTGGATGACTGCGAAAATTTGCCAGGAAATAGCCCTGACAAATTCACAAACGAATTTGAACATCCAAATGAATGCAAGGGAAATTATTCCCGACCTCAACCCCGACAACAATGAAGAAAACTTTGATCCATACGAAGACGCGATAAAAGCGATTGAAGAATATCGGCAAGAACCTGACCGCATAAAGCGAATAATATTTGAAACCTACTTCGACAAACAAATCAATACTTGTCGAGCAATGGCAAAATACTTCAATGTAAGCACGCTGACGGCATCAAAATTGATTCGTGAAATGAAGTCGGACTTGCAAGAAATAGAATTAAAACAATAACAAAAAACAACATCATGAAACAATTCAAAAAACAATACATCAATGCGAAAGTAATGGTTCGAACTGAATTCGGGCAAAAAATAGAAATCGACACGTCAACTGCTGACGCAAACAAATGGTCAAAGATCAAAGAATTCAGTTTCTTGTTTGAAGATTCCACAAACCAAAGCGTCAAAGAATCGCCAATTGAAGAACCAACAGAAACGCAAACGGAAAACGGTGACAACCTGGAATCAAAATCATTGAAAGAACTTCGTGAAGATTTCCCATACATCACCGCCCGATCAAAGAAAGAATTCATCACAGAACTAAACGAACACCCAAACTACCAAAACGATTAAAATGATATTTTTCGCAATAGGGTGTTTCATTCTTTCAATCGGCGCAATCACAACCGTCAAAGAATGGCAAAAAGGAAAAACCGACCGCGTCAAATTAAAATTGAAAGTGCATCAGATCGATAAATATAACGAATGGCTTGAAAGCACAAATCAACATTTAATCGCTGACGAAATTTTAAACGTTGCACAACAAGCAATGAAACATCAAGATGAATAAAAATGGCAACTAAAAAAATGACCGACGAAGTATTCGAACAAATATGTATTGAATTAGAAACCACGTACAAAGGTATCAACACCCTTTGCAAAGAATCAAATTCAAGCGGTCGCGCTTTCTATAATTACAAAGACGGCGAAACAACGAAACAAAGATTGACGAATTTAGAAGAATATAACGCCCGTCATCAACGATACGTGCGCGCGCGTGAAAAACAACTTGACTTTTTAGAAGAACAACTTCGTGAGGTTGCTTATGATAATCGCAAAGACGGTCAGATTGTCGGCAACGTAAACGTCGGAACGAATCACATTCAGCGTGACCGATTAAAGGTTGACACCTTAAAATTTGTTTTGGGTAAATTACGCGCAAGGAAATGGGGTGACAAGATTGACGTCACAACCGACGGTGAAAAAATTGAAGCTATCAACGTGACAATCGTGCGCCCTGGAGAATCGGAAAAATGAATATCAAGGGAACAATTGTTTTTGAAAAAAATTGGGATGCGTTGTTTTCGCCGTTTCGATTTATTGAAAACCGTGGGGGTTCACGGTCATCAAAAACGTTTTCCCTTTGTCAATGTGTCATCCTTGATTGTTTGACGGATAGCGGGGCGGATTGGTCAATCGTTAGAAAGACCTTTCCCGCTTTGCGTGCTACCGTACTTCGTGACTTCATCACGGTGCTTTCTGAAATGAATTTGTACAATACCGTTGCCCATAACAAAACCGAACATCACATCACCTTTCCAAACGGCGCACGGGTTGAATTCTTTTCGGTAGACAACGAGCAAAAGTTGAGGGGGCGAAAGCGTCGCAAATGCTGGGTGAACGAATGCAACGATTTGTTTGGTGAAGATTTTGTACAACTAAATATGCGAACGACTGAAAAAATCATTTTTGACTACAACCCGTCGGAGGTCGTCGGATGGATTGACGAACTTCCGCCCGATGAAATCAAGGTGATACACTCAACCTACAAAGACAATCCATTCCTTGAGCGTGCAATCGCAAACCAAATTGAAGATTTAAAACGAACCGATCCAATTTTATACGATATTTATGCGCTTGGATTGCACGCCGTCAGTCGGGAAAATGTTTATCAAAAATGGGAGGTGCTGACCGAACGCCCAAAACGATTCACACAATATTGCTATGGCTTAGATTTTGGTTATGTTCACCCTTTGTCGTTGGTGCGCGTTTGGTACTATGAAAATGAACGGTATTACGAAGAAGTCATTTATGAAAGCTATTTGAAACCAAATGACATGATTCCCAAATTTGAAGAAATGGGAATTGAAAAGGACATCGAAATCATTTGCGACCATGCACGCCCCGATTTGATTGCCGACCTACGTCAAGCTGGTTACTATTGTTTAAACGCAAACAAAGACGTGCAAGCGGGCATCACAATCGTTCGTTCGTGCATCAACTACATTGACATCAAAGCGAAGAATATCCAACGAGAAAACAAAGCATATAAGCACAAAAAAATCAACGGTGAAATCCGCGACAAGGAAATCCATAAAACAAATGACGACGCAATGGATGCAATCAGGTACGCAGATATGTGGATTTCAAAATATAGCACAAACGATTTCGAAGAAACCTTGTCAATCAGTTGGTAAAACAAAACGCCGTTTTTCTACTATACAAGTATGGCAATCACAAACATCGCAAAACCTACCGAAATTTCACCCGCATTCAATCCGTTGTGGTACATTGCAGACTCCACGAATCAAAATGAACCTGGATTCAGATATATCTTTGACGTATATGAAGCGGGAACGACAAACAAAATCGCAGAACGTAAGGTTTCGCCCGAAGTGGTGAACGGTTACGGCAAACAAAACCTTTCAAAATTATTGCAAGGGTTTGTGTCACATGACTTTGATCCGACAAATTCAACGTGCTTTGATGCGTCAAAATCATATTATCAATATGACGTCAAGGTTGGCGAAGAATACATTGTTTCAATCGACTATTCGAACACCCTTTTGCAAAATGTCAATTTTGTTAAAATTATAACAACGCATTCGTTTGTTGTTGGTGATGCGGTTGTCATCGACCAAGCTGACGGAGGTGTTGCAAATCCATCATTACAAGGATTGTTTGTTGTTGTTGCCGTAAATGGAACGACTGATTTCACGGTCAACTCATTGTGGTCAGAAATAACGAACCCAACAATCAACGGTTCGGTCAATTACGCCGACAACCGAAAAACAATTTTCCGTGACTTGCAAGCATTGAGAAATAAATTTGTGTACAACGGCGCGTTCACGTTTCAAGGTTGGACACAATACGACGAAACGCAATATCATTTGACTGGTAATGATAGCAAATTATTGACCGACTTGCCTGACGACTTCACAATCACACCTTTCCAAGATATTTTTGTGAATTGTTTAACACAAACCGAAACAATTTATTTCATGGAGTTTGTGAATAGTGCGGGAACGGTTTATCGTAAACCAATTGATTCGGGCGGGTTCATTGATCAAGTGATGGTTTCGGGTGCTGACTTGCAAGCGTCGTTGACTTTGGTCAGCGGAACGGGTGACCTTGTGACGGATTCAATCACATCTTACGATTTCTATGTTGTTGACGACGTATTTTTGCCATTGTCACAAACCTACACATTGCACCTTGACCGACGTTGCGCGATAAACGACTACGTTGTTGCGTTCCTTGATCGTAAGGGTTCAATGCTTTCATACGCTTTTCAACTTCACGACCAATTAAACGGCGCGGTCAAACGAACGGAATTTCAACAAGAACTTGTCGGAGAGGTCAACCAATTTCAATGGGGGTACGATACGCTTGAAAGAGGCGGGAAACACCTCAACATTTCAGCGGTTGAAACTTTGACGCTTAGAACGAACCACATTAAGCGACAAAGCGAATTGAACCTTTTCAAGCAACTGATAACATCGCCTGAAGTATATTTGCAAACTGACGGCGTTTGGTATTCTGCTGAAATCGTTGACAAAAGTTACAACGTTCCACGACTTCGTCAAAAGAGGTTGCAACGAATGGAAATAAAAATACGAATTGCAAACACCGATCCGATCAATGGATAGTAAAACGGCACACATCAAAACGGCAAATGGCAACATTTACCTAAAGCAAGGTACATCATGCTCGATCAATTTAGGTATTGCGGATATTCGTGACGTATCAAAACGGGGCGGTACATTCTCAAAGCAATTGATTGCAACATGGAGTGACAACAATCATCAAATTCTTGGTCAGCTTTTTGACATCAATGCGACGTCGTTTGAATTTGATTTCAACGCAAAGGTACAATGCGAGGTGATTCAAAACGGTGAAGTCATTGTTGAGGATGCTTTTTTGCAATTGGTTGAAATAAACGAATCACAAAACACAAGCGCAACGCAACAAGATGGGGATTATGTTATCTTGGTCAAGTCGGCACAACGTGACTTGTTTACCCGTATCGGAGGCAAGGAATTGACTGATTTGGATTTCACATATTTGAATCATACATATAGTTCAACGAACGTCGTTGCATCGTTTACAAATGACGTGACGGATGGATATGTTTATCCTATGGGAGTGAACGATACAAATTCCTATTTGCTCACAGACTTTCGCCCCGCGATATATGTTAAACACTATTTTGACCAAATCCATGCGACAAACGGTTTTTCATACGACGTGATTGATTGGGCAATCTTTGACAATTTGGTGATACCTTACAACGGTGAAGCCCCATTGATTGACAACAACTATGACGTTCATGCAAACAAGTCGTCATTTTCAAGCGGTGGTGGAACAATTTCAGGATGGTCGGAGGCATTAGATGACGCAAACCTATTCACGCCGTCAACGGGTGCATATGACGTACCTATATATTTGTCAGGCGGTCAAGGTATCAACCTGAACGTTGAAATCGATCTTGACTATATTCTTAACAATACAAGTGGGGGTGATGCTTACCTTGTCAACCTTGCACCGTCACCCCTATTTCCAAACCAAGCAATTCGATTTTTGGGTGATTGGAAAGTATATAAGAACGGAACAACATTGATTGCGCAAGGTCAAGTGGTAAATCCTAATATTACATTAGGCACTTCGGGGATTCCTTTTGCCGTGAATCAATCACCAATTTCAAATGGTGACACAACAATCGGAACATCAACGGCAACGGTCAACATTCCAATCGGCAACGTTTTACCTACTGACGTTTTAACATTTGAACTTGACACTAATCAAGCACAATCGGTTTTTGGTGTTCCGCTTTCTTTTTTACAATGGAAAGATAGTCAATTGCCATCAGGTAGCAACGTGACGGTCAACCCTCGAATTGACGTGAATCAAGTCAACATAAAAATTGAAACGACCGCAAACACGACGGGATTCGGTTTTGAGCAAGACATGAATTTGTACATACCGAAGAAAGTGAAACAAAAAGATTTCATCAAGTCGGTTTGCAATATGGCTTTTTTGATGGCTTACCCCGATCCAAACAACCCGAATAAAATAATCTATCAACCGCGTGACGCATTTTATGACCAAGGCAGTACGTTGAATTGGGAAAAGAAGATTGACAAAAAGCAAAATCAATTGATTAAATTCTTGCCTGAACTCGGAAGCAAAAGAAAGATTTTCACATACAAAGAAGACAAAGACGTTTTTAATTCGACGTACAAAAACACAATCAATAAAATATACGGTCAAGCCGAATTCATTTTTGATTCTGAATTTCAGCAAAAAACCGACAAACTTGAATTGATATTTTCACCTACTCCGATGACGTTGAACGCACCAAACAACGCAATTGTTCCGTCAATGGTTGGGGGTGCGCCAAAAAACAACATTCGAATACTATTGCACAACGGTGCAAGCACTTGCAACAATTACAATATTTATGACTTTGGTCAAACGGGAATCGCAAACATTACAACATACCCGACGGTTTCGCATTTCGATGACCATTACAACCCAACGGTTGACATTAATTTTGCCGTTTGTGATTACTATTTCTATCCTGGAATCAATTTGACAAACAACAATTTGTTCAACTTGCATTTCCGTCGTTCAATGTCGCAAATCAATTCGGGCAAAATGCTGACCGCAATGTTTGATTTGAATAGTGCCGACATCGCAAGCATCAAACTAAACGATAAAATTTTCACAAGAAACGCATATTGGAATATTAACAAAGTGATTGACTACAATGCAAACAAAGCGGGGTTGACAAAGGTCGAATTGATTACGACCGACGAAGAGGTTTCACTCCCGACGTTTGACGTGACTGACGGAGGAACAACGGTTGATCCAAACCCGCCAATCAACGCAATCATTCTTGACGTTTACGATATCAATAATATAAACTATTCACAAGGTCTTGCCCGCGTCGTCGGAACGGGTAACGTAATCGGGCAAAATGTGCAAGGTGTCGTGATTGGAAATGACCAAATCGTGACCGAATCGGGTTATTATGTAAACGGTGAAAAGATACCCGAACTAAACGAATCAAAAAAATACACTTCCGCACAAATCACAACAAGCATGACGGTAAACCCTGACGAAGTTGAAATTGTTTATTTGGATGACACGGGAATCGCTTTGACTTTGCCCGATCCCGATTTGTATGAAGGCGAAAGTCTAATCATTAAAGACGTGAATCAAGGTGGAAACGAGGTTGTTGCGTCGGTTTCATCAATTGACCAATCCGCAAACGTGCGATTGTCAAAAGACCAAAGCTTGAAAGTTGTTGCGAACAACGGAATTTGGAACATTATACACTCCCATAAACTATAAAATATGGCTGACAAAGTAATTGACGTAGAAATAAGACCAAACCTGAACGGAATTCGTTCTTTGAGTGCGGAAATTTTAAAGATGCGCAACGAATTGAAAACGGCGACCGATCCGAAAGAAGTCGATCGCTTGAATAAAGCGTTGAAACAAACCGAAGATCAAGTCAAAGACATCAACACCGCAACGGATAAGTTTGACCTGGGCAAAAAGTTCGATGACGTTTATAAAGACACCGCGCCCCTTTCGTCGCGTCTTGGTGAACTTGAAGATAGAATGTATGAACTCGCGTTTGCGGGCAAAGCAAACACCGAAGAATTTGCAGCTTTACAAAAAGAAGCGGTTTCAATGCGTCAAACCATTATCGGGGTTGACAAGCAAGTTGATATTCTTGCAGACAACAAAGGGTTTTCGGTTTTCGGTGACGGTCTTGGTGAGGTCGGCGCGTCATTGGCACGAATGGATTTTGACACGGCAAGCAAGCAAGCAACGACGCTTTCAAACAATGTCAGCAAAATGACATTCGGCAAGGCAATCGGTTCAATCAAGTCATTAGGTAGTACGATTATAAGTTTGGGGAAAGCGATTTTGACAAATCCTTTGTTTTTGTTGATTGGTGTCATCACGGCAATTGCGGTCGGTATTTATAAATTGCTTGATTCGTTGGGCGTCATCAAGGTGGCTTTTGAAATGCTTGGTGCGGTCATTAAAGTCGTTGTTGATGCAATTAAAGACTTCCTTGATTGGATTGGTTTGACTGACTTTGCGGGTGAAGAAAGCGCGGAGAAAGCAAAGAAGAACGCCGAACTTAGAGCGAAAGCCGAAAAACGTGCATTTGAAGCCGTTACGAATTCAATGAGTCGTGAAATAAAAATTAGAAAGGCGCGAGGTGAAAACACGATTGAACTTGAAAGAAAATTACTTGATAAAAAAATCAAATTAGCAGAAGCTGAAGTGAAATTGCAAACAAAAATATTAAAAGCCCTGTCGACATTTGCAAGTAAAAACACCGAAATATATCAACTTCAATCCGACAATCTTCACGAAGCGACACAAGCACTTGCAGAATTAACGACCGATCGAATGCTTTTGGACATTAACGAAACAGAAACGCAAAAAGATCTACAAAGAGAACGAATCGCAAACGCAAAAGAATACGCAAAAAACAGAATTGATGCCCAGCGTGAACTACAAGATTTGCAATTTGAAAAAATAAAAGATAGTGTTCACAAAGAAATTCTTTTGAATAGTACAAAATACATCAGGCTTATTAAAGACTTGAAAACAAACGAAGATTTGACAAGGGCAGAAAGAAAAAAATACGCCAAAGAATATACTGAATTGTTGAAAATTACAAATCAAGAAATCATTGACAACGAACAAAAACGAATCGAAAAAATAAAAGAAGACAACGAAAAAAAGGATCAAGATGAATTAAAAAAGTTGACTGATTTCTACGCTAAAAAAGACGCACTTGAAATTTCATTAATGGAAGCTGGTGACGAAAAAAAGAAAGTCAAAGCACAATTCGATTTCGAACAAAGAATTGCACAACTTGAATCGGAGGGTTTATTGACCGCAGACATTGAAAAGAAATTAAAACAACAACTTGTTGACGACTTGGAACAAATCGACATCGACGCAAAAGATAAAGAGAAAAAGCGCGAAGAAGAATTGAAAGATTTTAAAGTGAATTCAGCGAAAGACACATTGTCAGTTTTGGGTAGTGTCGCGAATTTATTTGCGGGTAAAAGTGAAGCATCACAAAAAAAGGCGTTTCAAATTAACAAGGCAATGTCAATCGGTACGGCTACAATTGACACAATTGTCGGTGCGCAAAAAGCATTCACCTCACAATTTATTCCTGGTGATCCGTCTTCTTTGATTCGTGCGCAAGTGGCGTCGGGAATAGCTATTGCAAAAGGTCTTGTCAATGTTGCATCAATATCCAAAACAAAATTTGGTTCAACAACAACGCCGTCAAGCGGTGGCGGTGGCGGTGGCGGTGATGTCGGTGGCGGTGTCGGTGGTGGCGCACAAGCACAAGCAACACCGAACCTTGAATTGTTTGGTCAGGCAAACGGTTTAAATACATTCTTCCAAGCACAAGGGCAAGAACAACAGACGGTGCAAGCGGTCATTTCATTGGATCAATTCAGCACGTCAAAGGATAAGCAAGCGCAAATTTTTGAAAATAGCACCCTTTGAGTTCACGTCAATTATTTATATCGCAATTGGGGGCATGTACCCGAACGATAAACGCCGAAATCAAAAAACAAATTGTTGAGGTCGGCGCGGTTCGAACGGGGCGCATGAAGAACACGACAAAAGTCAAAGTCGGTTATGACTTCGGTCGTGACATCTTTTTCATCAAAGACGTGAATTCGCAATTTTACTATATCTTTGTAGATAAGGGAACGCGACACATTGCACCGCGAAACATAACCGACAAAACATTCAATCGACCACGAGTTCAAGAGGCATTGGATAAAGTTTATGACAAGTGGATTGATTGGTTAATTGACAGACAATTTGAATAATGGCATTTAGAACACCCAAAGACGTGGATCGCCGATTCACAAGAAAACTGAAAGATGACATTCGTCGAAAAGGATTACTTGACACGGGTGCGCTTTATTCGTCAATTGACGTCACCGCCGAAATTGATTACAACGTTGCGTCGTTTATGACTGCAAACTACACATTCACGGTCAAAGTTTACGCCGAAGTTTATCTTGTTTATTTGAACGAACGTTTCCAGGTGACAAATGATTTCATCAATTCACGGTCATTTGCAAACACGACCGACCGTTTCCGAATTTACTTTTCCGCATATCTTAAAAATGAATACCCGCTTTTGAACTTTGACAACATCACATTGTCACCGTCGGAAATCATTTTGATGAATCAACCTTGATCAATTACCTGACGCCTTTTTTGATTTTAGACTATCCGACAACGACGCCCAATTGAAAACCAAAATGTGAGGTGATGAAATAATATCGTTGTATTTTGTTAAATCACCTTCAGCCATCAAAAAAACTATTTTCAACCATCCCGTTGCGACGTCTTGTTTTGGTTCGTCAGCTTCAACGTCGTCAGTTTCGTCAATGTCATCTTCGTCGTCAACCATGAAAACATTTGGATATTTTGAATATACATTTTGACGGTATTCGGCAAAACTTAAAACCGCGCCAATCACATCGGTCACGGGCAAGTCAAAAACTTCGTCACCCAAATCATAAATAATTTGCGCACAAATCGGTAAGGCATCACAAAAATCATTTTTAACAAGCGTGACATCCAACTCAATAAAGTTCGACAACGGCATTCGACTAAATTGCATCATCGGTTTACCGTTGACCGATTGTTTTGCTTTTGGTTTGCAAGGTGTCGATACAAATGAAATCGAATCTTTCAGGCTTTTCAAATCCTTTTCAGAAAGGTCGTCGTCAAATTCATGGAAAAGGTCAGCAACTTCCAACACAAAACCCGTCGGTGTTAAGTCGGTTGCGTTCATGATGTCGTGAAGTTCTTGAAAGTCACGAATCGAAACGTCTGACCAATTAATCTTTTTGAATTGCATCTTCTAATTGTGTCATTTGTCGGCGTGCCAAACGTGGCAACAATGGAATGACGTGCGCACCCGTCAATTCCTTACGAAATAAATTCGCTTTGTGTTTGATGTGATTCCAGTCTTTGTGTTCAGTCCAAGACAAATCAACATCCTTGTAAACAACTGCCATCACCCACGACGCAAAACGATTGTCATTTTTCATTTGAGCAATTTCAATCAATTCGATAGTTCGGGCATTGAATTCAAATTCGTCACCGTTATACGCCTCGTATGTTCGCCCATTTACTTCAATAGATTTTTCAATGTCAATCGGTATTTCATAATCGACAAGTGCTTTGTAAGCCTCGACGAATTCTTTTTGTGAAAGATTATCAAGAACCTTTTCGGGAACACCAAAAAATTCAAGCATTTTAAAACATCGTGAAATTGATCCAAGTGATTCGTCATTGCTGATTGCAATTATTTCATCGAATTGAGCAAGACTCATTTCGTCGGGCGTTGTTGGGCATTTAAATTCTTCACCCTCAAGATTAAAAATTAACATAGTTTTAAATTTTTAATACAAAAATACACATTTTTACTATATTGTTATGATTCCAACATATACGCTTTCCATTGATCCACAATATCAAGAAGATACCGAACTTGCAATCTTTCAAATAGCAAACACGGAAAACCCCGCAATCCAAATCAAAGGCGTTGCATTTAGTGATCAAACCAAAAACGTATTTTTCAAAGACGACATCAAGCACCGAATTGCGTCGCCCGTTTTAACACCTGGAAACATTTACCGAAAAGACGAATTGACGGGTGAGGAATACTACGCCAAAGTCACAACCGAATTCATTGAATCGGTATTCGTTGACTTTATGGAAAAGCAAGCGGGCAAACAAGTATTCAATGAGGAACACGACGAAAGCAAAACCGTTCCCGCTTATATATTAGAAACTTGGCTTGTGACTAATCCCGAAACCGACAAATCAAAAACGCAATACGGAATCGACGTACCTGAAGGGACTTGGTTTGCCGTTCAGCAATTTACCGACAAAGACGTGTATCACGATTATGTGAATCGAGGGTTGACGGGTTTCTCAATTCATGGTCATTCGGCGATGTTGGAAATGTCAGAAATCAAACTTGAAGAAACGTACAACGACTATCCCGAAAGCGCAAAGAACAACGCACAAAAAGTTTTAGATTGGCGCGACAAATACGGTGACGAAGTTAAGGGAATGGGGCGCATCGGTTGGACTCGTGCAAACCAAATCAGCAAGGGTGAGAATATCAGCCGTGACACAATCGCGAGAATGGCATCATTTAAGCGTCACGAAAAGAACGCCGAAGTCGGCGAAGAAAATAAATCGACACCGTGGAAAGATGCGGGGCGCGTTGCTTGGCTTGGTTGGGGTGGCACGTCAGGTGTCAATTGGGCAATTGAAAAACTAAAATCCATAAATAATAGTAAAATGATAGACGAAAAAAAAGAAGTCGAAATGGAAGCAGACGGGAAACCTCATGCGCACATTGAATTGCCGATTGGCGTTCATACAATTGGTGACTCTGTTTACACCGTTGAGGAGGTAATCGAAAACGAGGGAACAGAAAACGAATACAAGTGCAACAAGATTGTTTCAATCGTTCCAATTGACGAAAGCGCAAGCGAAGAAGTTGTTGAAGCAACTGAAGAAAAAGAAGAGGTTAACGTTGAAATGACCGAAGAAAAAGAAGATGAAGTGGTTGTTGAAGCAAAAGCCAAAACGGAATACGCTGACGAAGAAAAAGAAGAAGTCAAAGTTGAAATGGCTGACGAAGCAGAAATGGAAGCGTATTATTCAAAAGAAGAAATCGACGCGAAGTTCAAAGAATTGTACGACATGGTTGCAGACGTGAAAGCTGAAGCAAGCGAAGACGTTGAAGTGGCTGACGAAAGCAACACGCAACTATCAAGCAACGAACCAAAAGGTCGCATCGACTTGATGGGTGAAAAACTTGCAAAATTTGCGAAATTTAGCGCGTCAAAAAAGTAGGAATCAAAAATCAAAAATAAAACAAAAATGGCAACAAGAGATTTAAAAATGTCAATGACTGTAGCAACCGAAGCGTTGTTGCAAGTAAACCCAAAAGAATTTTATACTAAAGCACTTTTGGAAAACAGATCAAGTTCATATTTCCGTCAGGTATTGAACATCAAAGAGAAAACAAAAATCGGAAATCTTTCTTTCGGTACTTTGTTATTTCCTGGAGATTGTGATTATCAAGGAGGAAATTCAACGCTTGGTGCAAAAGAAATGGAACCATGCAAAATTCAAATCGGAACTGATTTGTGTATGTATGAAATGGAAACATCATTCCTTGCGGATTGGATGAAAGCGGGATCAAACGGTGAGTGGATGCCAGCGGAATACGCAACATTCATGTACTCTGAACTATCAAGAAACGTTTCTGACCTTTTAGAGGTTTTAACGTGGCAAGGTGACACGGCGGTGACTTTCGATCCAGACGTACCATCAACGTTTATCGGTCTTTGTGACGGTCTTGAAAAGCAACTTTGTGGTGCTTCAATTCCAACGGCTCAACGATTGGTAGGAACAACAATCAACAGTTCAACGGTTATCGCTGAATTGACTTCGGTATACAATGCACTACCGACACGAATCAAGCAAATAAAAGAAGATGTACTTTGGTGTGTTTCTCAAAACGTTGCGGATGCTTATCGTTTAGCGGTTGCACTTCAATCAGCAGAAGTTTACACGGCGCAAGATCCTGAATTGAACTTCCTTGGATATAAATTAACAGTATGCGCGGGAATGTCAGACAACACAATGACAGTTTCAAAAGCTGATAATTATGTTTTCCTTGCTGACTTAGTTTCTGATCCTGAAGATTTAAACGTTATCGACTTGTCAAAAACAACGGGTGACAAAACTATCCGTGTGCGTTCTGACTTCAAAGTTGGTTTCAACTTCTTAAATGACTCGGCAACTGCTGACGAAAACGAGTGGGTTACTTACGGATTGGATTGTGCATAAGCATAAAACAAATTAATTAATAAAGGGCGGGATTCGTTCCGCCCTATTTACAAACTTTAAATTTTAAAAATATGCCAATACAAAACTGCACGACACTCGAAGAGATTGCTCTTGGGTGCGCACGAAATTCGGGAGGCATTGACGAGATTTATGTTGGTGACATGGAGGATGTATCTTCAATCACCGCAGACGAATCAACGTGGGAAATAACTGCGATGACCGTTGCGGAAGCCCCTATCAACATACAAGTCAAAAGAAGATATTCCGAATATACAGATGAAAAGCAAGACGGAATCGAAGCTGGTGTTGACGTTGTCAACCGAACGGTTTCAATCATGCTACCAAGACGAGAAAAAGAAAAATCAAAAGCGTTGAATATTTTGGGCGCGGGTTCTCGTTACCTTTACGTTTTTGTAAAAGATTTGAACGGTCTAATTTGGTATTTTCCATATGTACAACTTCAAACTATTGGAGGCGGTTCAGGGAAAAACCGTGCTGACGGTTCAAAATACGATGTCGCTTTTTACGGTGAAGATGATTCACTTGCAAAAGAAGTTGACGCAACGGTTTACACGAGTGTAACCACTTACACACCGTAACAAGAAACCACAAAATCAAACAATCAAAAGAGGGGGTGACAATGTTCATCCCTTTTTTTATGAAACAAAATTCGGTTTCTATACTATACTGATATGATAAAACTTGAAAAGGACATATCAACAAGCATCGTTGTGACATTTGCACCAAAAACAACGGTTGCAAATCCGCACTATTTGATTCAAATTTTCAATGTTGCGGATGAGGTTGTCGAATCATTTACACCGACCGACACAAGCACGACAAAGGAACGATACAATGAATTTGAATTGACGACCACATTGCGACAAGGTGAATATTATTATACTGCATATCAATCGGAAACAATCAACCCGACAATCAGCGACGTCGTAGGTGAACCCGTGAACTTTGGAATCGTGACCGTTTCGTCAAGTGATGACATTTTAACAGATATATATTTATGAAGATTTTTGGAATAGAATTTAACGCAAACGGATCGGGTGCAAGAACATCACCGCAAGCATTCAACACGCCATTTTTGAAAGTTGGAAAAGGAAACCTATCACTTCCGTTTGTTCAATCTCGATGGTCATCTACGGGTGTTATTTATTTCGGGCAAGACAATCTTTTTCCGCAACTGCTCAATCAAATGTATTTCACAAGCCCGTTGCATGGTTCAATTGTAGACTTCACAACTAACGCCGTGATGGGTGGGGGTATAGACGTGCAACCCGTCGAAGATAGTGCAAAGAACAACATCGACGTTCGTGTGTTCATGCGTAAAAACAAATTGAATTCGATGTTTAACGTTTTGTGTCGTGACTTTTATTTGCACCGACGCATTCATATATTGATGAATTTTTCGGATAGTGGAAAATTTTTAAAGATGACACGAATCGATCCGTCAAAAATACGATACAACTTTGACGGTTCGTTTGAATACTCTGACGATTGGGCAAACGGTCGCAAGCGTAGACAAATAGAACCATACAACCCCGCGGGAAATTACGGTGAGGTGCTTTATACAATGCAAGACGATGCACCAGGTCAGGACTTTTATCCAATACCAACGTATTCAAGTGCGTTGAATTGGTGTTTCCTTGATGGTGAAATGTCATTCCTACACAAAAACAACATACAACAATCAATCTTTCCGTCGGTCTTTATACGACGCCCGAAACGATTCGGTTCAAAAGAAGAACAACAAAGTTTTATTGATGGATTGAAAGGGAACGAGGGCGCAGAAAATGCGGGGAAAGTCGGAGTTTTAACGGGTGACGGTTTTGAAAATACTCCCGAAGTAGTAAACGCACCGACAAATCAAAACGACAAACTATTCACAGAAACGGCAAAAGAATTAAAAGATTCGATTTGTTTTGCTCACAAAATCAACCCGTCAATCATGGGAATCAAGGTTGCGGGTTCGTTGGGTAATGCGCAAGAATTAGAAATGAGTTACGGCATTTGGGAAAAAAATGTTGTTTTCCCACTTCGTGACATCATGGAAAACCTTGGTCAAACGCTTTGTCAAATAACTGACACAAAAGGCAAATTTCAAATCAATGGTTATCAAATTATCGGTGACGTTATTGTCGAGGGTGACAATAGTCAAGTCAATCAAACCGCCGAAATACTTTCAGCGATGTCACCATTGCTTGCGAATAAAATACTTGAATCATTAACATTGAACGAAGTGCGTGCGATGGCTAACTTGCCAAGGGTTGACGGCGGTGACACGGTTGCAAGTTTGGTTGAAGCCGAAACCGAAGCGTCAGAATTTGCGCAAGAACTAATTTCAAAAGTAAATAATTAAAATATGGCATTGACTTATTTCGTAACCGAAGCATATTTGAAGCAAGCGACCGCGTTGACAAAGAACATCGACGCAAATGAAATCGTTCCTTTCATCACCGTGGCATCCGACACCTGGATGCAATCAATTCTCGGTTCATATTTTTATGATCATTTGTTGCTTGCTTACAATGCGCAAACGTTAACGGCTGACGAAGAAATTCTTGTTTCTAAAATGAAACCCGCAATTGCATGGCGTGCGACTTCGGATTGCGTTGTCGAATTGACCTATCAAATAAAGAACAAAGGAATCCAAAAACAAAGCGGTGACAATTCCGAAAGCGTTGATTTGACCGAAACGGGATTTGTCAAAACGCACTACGAAAACAAAGCGGAATTTTACGAATCATTTCTTGTTGATTATTTGAGAACTAACAAAGCTAAATTTCCTGAATTCATTGACAAGCAAAACAAGACCGCGATCATTGCACCGCAAGACGATAACAATTTCAATTCTGACATTCTGTTCATATGATTGGGTATTCACAATTTACAAATCTATTGAAGCAATTCGCCGACAATCACAAGGTCGGGATTCGTTTCATTTCTGAATTTCGGGAACAACTGCCGAACCTATCAACGGCGGAAATTGAATTCCCGATTTTATTTGTTGAACCCGTTGGAGCTGACACAAAAGAATTTGCCAATACTTTGGACGTGAACGTTTATTGTCTTGACCGACTACGGAAAGACCGAAAGAATACCGAAGATGTCTTGAACGACACGCTAATGATATTAAACCAAGATTTGACGCGATGGTTGGAAGATGAGGTCAAAGTGCTTGAATCGGAACAACCATACCCCGCACAAGTTTACAACAATTATTTACTTGATTATACTGCGGGTTGGTCAATACGTTTGTCGGTTGACATTGAACGAATCGGATTGTGTGAAATACCATTCAATAATTAAAATAAAAACAAAAATAAAACAATAAAACAATGGCTAAAGTAATTTATTTATCGGGAAACTATGTTGTCGTGACTGACGCGAACAATGTTGATCGAGTTTTTCCAATTGGGAAAACGGTGTACGAAGAAACTGCGGGGAATTTTTTGATTTCAGAAGGGCAAGTTGAACGTGAACAACTAATCATTCCCGTATCGGATGCGGTCAATTGGGTTGACAACGACGGCACAAACTACACCGAAGCAACATTCCGTGACTTTCTAAGAACGAACACGGGTTTTAGACCAGCTTCGGGCGGTAGCGGAGCAGCTCCAGTAGGAGCAACTTTAATGAAGACTAACCAGTTAGTATCTTATGCGACTGCGGATGACGGAGACATACAAGCGGGTAGAGCAACGGACTTTTTTACTTTGGCTTCTGCAAATCCTTTTGGTACAACTGAGCGATTTACAGATGAATTGGGCGGTCAGACTTACACGAATAAAATAATTATTGATTGGAGTACTTATGACGGCACTAATGTACTTGGTTATGCAGATTTATTGAGTTCTGACACTTGGGCTAATATGATAAGCAACTGTAATTCTCACACAGTAGGTACATACACAAGCGGGTGGAGATTAGCAAACATAAGAGAATTATACAATATAAGTAATTACGGAGTTTGGCCTCATACATATACACCGATTAATATTTTTAACGGAGGCGCTTGGATGAGTTTTATATGGGCAAGTACTTCTTATCCATACAGTCCAACTACTCAAGCGTGCGCATATAATTGGAATTATGTAAATTTATTTGGTAGAAGTAAGACTTCGTCATATCCTGGAATGCCCGTTAGAAACTTCACGGTAAACGGCACAACATTAAGTTAATTTAAAAAAATAAAAAAAAATGGCAACATACAAATTCCCACAATTCAACACAGAAATCGCAAACCCAACAATTGAGGTCGATGCAAATTCAATCATTGTTCACGCCTTGCGTAATGAAATCAGTTTAAGCGTAACCCTCGAAACTTCAAACGCGAAACTGTACGGTGTTGAACTTGAAAACATTGCGGTGTCAAATTTGAATTATGAGGGCGAAGCCAATTTGATGGAACGCGCACTTGACGGTTTAAAGAAATACGAAATCTAAAATGCTCAAAGATCTAATGGATAGCGATGAAGCGAATGTAGGGGGTATCTTTTCCCTTGTTGCAACGGGTATAATAAAGATATACGAATGGATTACTTTAGAGCAAGTGAACGATTGGTTGCAATTGTTCCTTGCTTTGGGTGGTGCTTTCTTTTTGTTTCATCGCATCAAAGGTCAAATGCTCGACAACAAAATAAAGAAACGTGAACTTGACAAATAACGATGCGCGCCGTTTGGGGATATATTAGCGACATCATAAAACGGTCAACAAAGCGGTTCATTTTTATTTACATGGTTGTTTTTGTGTTGACGCCTTTGACGTATATATACACGAATCAAGAAAACTTTGAATTCGTACTTGCTGAAATGCTGACGTTCTTGTCATTGCTTGCGGGCGGTGGTATTTATGAACGAATCAAAAGCAACAATCAAAATGAACAATCATGAAAAAAATTCTTTTTTTAATTGATCCAGGTCACGGGGGAACATATCCAAACGAACACGACCGCGCGGGGCAATATGTAACAAGCGGAAAACGTTCACCAAGATGGGATGACCGCACCTTTGCAAATGGTTCACCGTTTGTTTTATTTGAGGGTGTAAACAACCGCGACAATGCGCGTCGTTTGGTTCAGGCTTTGAATGATGCGGGGATGGATGCGATTGACATTGTAAACGATTGGCGTGACATTTCATTGACCGACCGCGCAAACCGTGCGAATCAATATGCAAGAACCCGTTCGTGTGTTTACATTTCACTACATTCAAACGCATCAGGGAATGGTGTTGATTGGGCAAGCGCACACGGAAACGAAATTTTTGTTGCACCAACCGCGTCAATGAATTCAAAACGATTCGCCGACATTATGGAACAAAATTTCTTAAAGAACTTCGACGGGGTTTCGAAATGGCGTGGTGTCAAGAATGGCAACTTTTACGTTTTAAGGGCGACCAATTGCCCCGCAATACTGATTGAAGCTGAATTTCACGACAATAAAGAAAGCGCAAAATTGATGCTAACCGAAGATTATAAGAAAAGATTAATTGATACAATCGTAAATTCTTGCTATATTTACAAGCAATGAGATACTTGGTCATCATTGTTCTTTTCAATGTTGCTTGTTCACCTCAATTTCATATCAATAAAGCAAAGAGGCAAACACAAAAAGCAATTGACAAGGGCGCAGTCATAACACACCGCGCCGACACCATCCGCGACACCATTATTGAAGTCATAGAATACACCAAAAACGACACGGTATTCGTCGAAATCACAAAAACGATTGAAAGGGTTGTAACCAAAAAAGGCGAAGTCAGGTATATCACCCGCAAAGACAAACGTCGAGAATACAGAAAAGAAAAAAAAGAATCAAAACGCGATTTCAAATTGTCAATTCAAGACAAGAAAATTGAACGCACCGAAGCCAAAGCAAAAAACAAAAATCGTTCTTGGTGGATCGTGGTGTTTTCAATCTTGATTTTGCTATTGATATACATCTATTTTGAAGTAAACAAAAAAATCAATCGACATGGCAAATAAACGACTACGATTAAAAGATGACGAATTGGAAATCATCCAAGAATTTCGACGCATCAAAGACGAAAGTATAAAACAAGGGATTCCAATTGAAGACGTTAAGCACGGTTGGATCAAATCGGATCGGTCAAGTTTGTTTTTCAAAAACCCAAAATTCAAAGATCAAACGACGCAACAATTTCAAAAGCTGAAAGAATCATTGATTTCACAATTTAAAGATTATGCGCCAAATTACCCAACACAAAAACGAACCAAATCAAAAGACGGTCACCTTTTGGTCATATCACCTACCGATATACATATCGGAAAGTTATGCAGTTCATTTGAAACGGGTGAAGATTACAACCAACAAATTGCGGTCAAAAGGGTGAAAGATGGCGTCAACGGTATCTTGCAAGAATCAAGTGGATGGGATATTGAAAAAATTCTTTTGATTATTGGAAACGATATTTTGCACACCGACACACCAAGCAAGACGACAAAAGGCACATTGCAAGAAACTGACGGTAATTGGTATGATAACTTTTTGACGGGAGTGCGTTTGTATGTTGATTTGGTTAATCAATTGAAAGCGGTTGCACCCGTTCACGTCTTACACGCACCGTCGAATCACGATTACCAAAGCGGTTTTTTTCTTGCCCAATTAATCGAAGCACATTTCAACCAATGCAAAGACGTGACATTTGATTGCTCAATTGCCCATCGGAAATATTTTTCTTGGCATGACAATCTATTTGGCGCGACACACGGCGACGGCGCAAAAACTGCCGACCTCCCAATGTTGATGGCACACGAATCAAAGGATTGGACAAAGTGCAAGCACCGCTATATTTTTACGGGGCATTTGCATCATCGTATTCAACGCGATCATTTTAGTGTGTGCATAATCACAACCCGATCACCGTCGTCAACCGATTCATGGCATCACATTAAAGGGTATCAGCACGCCCCAAAAGCAATTGAAGCTTTTATTTTTCACAAGAAACAAGGACAAAAAGCGAGCTTGGTTCATTTATTTTAATTAACTTTGTTCATCTACTGATAAAGTAGTTTGTTTTTTCAAAGGTTAGTTTAGGTTTAAGCGCATCGGAAACGGTGCGCTTTTTTCATGTCTTGATTTGCACATTCGTTTTTTTTATTATATTTGTCCATAACCAAATTAAAACCAAATGAAAAAACAAATCAATCAAGTCACCTTTCCAGGTCGACAAAAACGCAAAAAATTATTCCACAACAATGAAACAATTGACGACGTGATTCGTTTAGTAGATTGGAACTTTGAACCTAAGCATCGTGATGCGGTCAAGGTTTATTGTTTACAATTGCACGCGGGATTGACTGCGAAACAATCAATCAAATTGCTTTCATTAAACGGTCGTAAATTAAATTCTTATCCTTTGGAGGTCAGTCACAAATGTGCAAACGACCAAGGATATCAAATCCTTTTCAAATCGTTTTGTCGACACATTGAACAAACCATTCAACACCGTCGGTTAACCATTTACAAAAAGCACATCAAACAAGTAACAAATCAAAAATCAAAATAAAATGGAAGACTTAATTGAATTTATTGAAGTAGAAAACAAGTCACAACGACACCGATTAAGAGGAAACATGGCGTCGGTTTGGTTTAACCTTGACGGTCGTTTCAAGAATTACGGAACAACGTTTTCGCAAGACATCAAAACAGACAAATCAAGAATCAAGATTGGAAAAATCGGTGAAAAGGTTTGCGTTGTATTTACAAATGAAAAGGACAACAGTTTGAATTTATACAACAGTCACAACCCGAAACAAAATATGCGTTTCGATTCACGCATTTTTTGCGAAATGTTTTTTCCTAAATTGAAAAATCTAAAAAAAGGAAAGGATAAGATTGTCTTGTCAATAACCAAAATGACTGACGACATTTATTTGTTTGAAGATAAAATTTAATTTTAAAAATTTAACAAATCAAAAAGGGCGAGTCAAACCGCCCTATATTAAAACATAACACAATGAAAAATCAAGAAAAAATTTACGCCTTTTTTAACCCGTCTAAGA